TAAGCTCTTTACGTCGGGTTCTCATTCTAGTGACCTAACAACCCCCATTTTACCCGATACCGTTTTGACGCGTGGCTTAGGACACCACGTCGTGTGTTGGGTACCAACCATAGGCTAACCTGGCCTTTGGTCTCTGCGCTACCCCACCGCTCCAGGGCTGGTAGGGTTCAGGATTCTCCGTGAAGAATTGGAGAAGCACAGAGTCGTCTTTCAGTTCACGGATCTTCATTGTGGCTGTATAGCCAAGACAGAAGACTTCGTCTCTTTGCAAATGCACGTTAATTCTTCGGCGTAAGCCGTCGAGCCGTGCCTTGCCAAAAGCCGCTAGACCGAAGACCCCAGATTCGGTTCGTACCGTGGGCAATCCTGCCCTTGGTATGGTCGACGTCAAGTACTCTGCAACAGTCCAAAATCCTCTTTTGTAAAAGGAATTCCGAACCTCTACAGTACCGACGACCGTTTCTGGGTTGTCAGATGCGAAGTTGCGCCAATAAACAGGGGTTATATCAACCCCCCTGTAGGCGTCAACGCCACAGCTCTCCCGGAACATCCCGTTCCAGTAGGACTTGGCAGCGTTAACCTTGAAGTCAAGGACTTCAAGTGCCTCGCAAACTAACTCCCTGCAATCACTCGGCACGATTATATCGTCGCCGAAGACTGTGACCTCTCCCATCAACGCCTGGATATTCCGGCTAGTAACCAACTGCTTCCGCCTTGTGAGGCACGCAGCCAGCGCTATGCTCATGAATCCCAGCGTCTCAACGGGGAAAGTACAAGCGCTACCCATTGTGCTGAATTTCTTCAGCCGCACCGTCGCATCAGTATCCATACTGAGTTTTTGACTAAGTACCTGGGTACGTGAAGCTCGTAGGGCCTCCAGGAATCTCGGGTTACCCCGAAACAACTGGCCTACGAAATGACAGGACACGCGGTCGCTAGCACTAGATAAATCCAGTGTTGCTAACGCACCTGTAACCGACGCAGCTTTGCAAAGAGCCTGGTTCCTACTCTGATCGGTAAACCGAACAAAGTTGGCGATCCAACAACTCTCTACACGCTTCTTCATGAATGCCCACAAGTTCTGTTGGCACCACATGTGCTCACTGGGTTCCGCGGCGATTAGTCGCGGCTTCGTGAGTGTCTTTTGTACAGCAATCATCCGACTACTTGGGTCAGAGGACCCAACGGTCGTAGAAAGGACCTGTCTCGCCCAGCTTTGATGGTTATAAAAACCAAAATCAGCAAAGGCAAACACGCTCTCTAGCATATCGGACCAGTTGACAAATTGGTATTTGTTAACCGACCCTGTCCGCTCAGAGACGACGCCTGGGCCATGCTTGAAACTCCACTCAGACGGGTCATAATGACCCAGAATGGTGCTGACTCTGCTGGCAATCTTGTCCAGCTTCATCAAGAAGACACTGAGTTCACCCGAGTTCGGGTGGCCGTCTAACCGCGCTTTGTAGTGCGGCGATTTCGCGAAGCCTTCGTAGGCCCCGCTAATCGACGCCGTGGCTGAATACCAGACCTCTTCAGGTTCCGGTAAACCACGGTCAGTTTCCACGAAGTCGCGTACCTCTTGAAGTACACACTCATGGGGACAATCGAGCTTAAGCTTCTTAGCCATATAAAAGAATTGGCGCAGAAACAGATAAGCCTCGACATCGCAGTCCTCCTTCAAGCGTCCGTCCTCGTGAAAGATAAGTCCCCAAAGCCCTTTTAGGAACTCTGGGTACATGATGCGTTTTGGGCATCTCCCCGTGAGGGGAAGCCCGCTTTCACACCACTTACCTTCTGAGACGCACCGATCAAGGTGCTTCCCAACATCCGGGAGATCCACACACAAAAGGTGCAGGCCCCTTTCTGCTACGAGGACTGCGAGAGTATCTGAGTCCTTTTGGAACTCATCTCGCAAGTCAGGGAAAGTGTTACCGGCATCCACGAACAGACACCGATACATATGCAGTACTTCTTCTTGTTGGCTTTTCACCATGCTAGTTTCCTAGGTATGGGTCCAATTCGACGTTAGTAACGCATATTCATACTCAGGGGTGGAAATCCCTGTATTCCAGTAACCCAGCTAGGAGGAGCGTTAGCTCTCCCAACCGAGAATCTTAATCAAGTTCGCGTTTGACGCGGCCTTGACGTTCACGCTGGTTTCCAACCAGCCTAGAACCGCATTGTGCAGTTCGATGAACGAATCAGATGGCAGGCATGAGATTGTCACGCTGGTCTGATTCTCGAATTCCGGGACAGTACTCGTTGCGAAAGTGGTCTTCACAGCAGTAATGTTGTGACGGTCGTACGTGACGCCGTTCTTTACAAAGTTCGAATGTCGAACCTTGACCCGGTAGGACACCAGCGTCTCTCGGAGGTAGTATTCACCCCCGTACTGATCATTATTGATCAGGGGTAGAGCCTTATCGCCGGCGGCCAATGGAAGAGTGAGCGGAGAACCTAACATCTTAAAGAAGCTCCTATAGGAGAAACTAGCTGGACCACAAACCCCGTCAGGTGCTCAAAGGGACAACGCGTCCCTACCTGACAGCTCGTAGAACCGCCAGTGACCCCAGGATCGACCATTGACCCGTCGTAAAGACGGGCAACATCGATGGCGCGAATGGCAAGACAGGCGATACAAGTAATCTCTGTTTCCTGTCCCCCGACTGTTGGTGTGTACCCGAAGGCTTACACCAAGAAAGGTCGGAACTACTACTTAAAGGAGACACCAAAGCCTTAGCTGTGGTATGTCGCATCAAGCAGATGTCACCCCACGTAACCGGAATTGTATTCTTGGTTGCATCCATTACTGTTTGCACATGCAAGAACCAATCCACGAACCAACTCCAAGGGAGTATCTCCCAAAGAGCTGATAGCGCATCCTGACTAGACCAACCGATCATCGACTGTTGAGCCGCGACCCACAAGGGGTCCAACTCTATTTGATCAGCACGAAGACCGGGAATGGACCCGCCAGAAACCAGTTTCCACTGGACGGAACACCACACTTTCTCAGTGTAGATGACCGTACGCCTACCTTGGATGTTTGCACCTACCGACTTCAGTTGAACTGTAGTCGGAGTGTCATAGTCCGTGGTATTACGTATGGTTGCCTTTCGCTTTAGTACACGGTCACCACTCATCAGACGTTGGAACCACTGAAGCCGCTGTGAAACAGCCCTAGTGAATTGAAACATCTTCCGAATGTCCGAAATGAGGGGCACCCAGCCCCAACGGTACCAAATCATTGCCTTAGGCGATAGCGCCAGCAACTCTTTGAACCGTGCGACCCCGAAAGGTGTTTTGGAGTTCATCGCGCGGCGATCGTACGTATTTCGTACGAAAGCCTTATCGGCTATGTCGTTAGAGCGCTTCAGAGCGCTCCACAACTTATCCGCGCGAGTGACCTGTTTGTCACCCCAGGTCCGCCATAAGGATGGTAAATCCTTTAGCTCAGCCCAAAAAGTGGGTAGGCTGACATGGGCAACGTTTGGATTCGTCGCCGCTAAGGACTCCCACGCAAGCGAGCTCTCCTGAACAGTGTTCAGAGGAGGGTACTTGGATGTGGGACTGGGAGGAGCCGGGTTATAGTCCGCCGGGCAGCCAAAAAGCTGCTTTGTAGGCGTACCAGTTACCGGGAACCTTCCATTGAAGAGCGGGAGTTTGGTGTCTGTAGTGACAATTAGCAGAGCATGCGGTACTCGTTTTGAGTGCCCCACAGTGATGCTGTCGTCACACACCTTGTTTTCTCCGACCGTTTGAATCTGCACGATGCTTGAAGGGAAGGCGCCGTACGTCTGGTAATTACCAGACACTACGTACCTTAAATCCCTAACACGGTGCCGACTCTGAGGCATTTGCATCTCCAATACCATAACCATGGCCATGAGGCTCAGTTACCTGACGACACCAGGAATGATGTCGAGGGGGGGACCAACGGTGGTCCCC